TGGGCAGCACACGGAAGTACTGGTGGAACCCTCCAGCTGCGGGTACGTCCGCACTGACACCCAGACCTGGGCCAACACGGCGGCGCTCAATTGGCTGAAGATTGTTCATCTTGTTCGTCACGTACTGGCGGTTGTACAGATCGTACACGGGCTGGCCGTACGGCATTTTCGTCGCGTTTGGCGCCAGATCCTGAAGGCTCGGAATCTCGTTCTTCGGCTGAAGGCGCCAATCACCGATGCGGCGGCCCAGATTTGGTGTGGTCACCTTCAGGTCGAAAAAGTCCTTGGAGTGATCACGGGCATTCGCGGCGAGATCAATGTCGCGGCGAGTAATTGGTCGAGTGGTTGGCAGTGGTTTGCGACTGGGGGCGGCCTCCTCCTGACCATCCGACAGACGCTTACCGGCAAACACAAGACCCACAACGGCAGCCAGGGCCAAAGGGTCCATATTAGTATTTACGCAGGAATTATTTTACTTAAGGGAATAACGCTGAGCAAAGCGGTTGTTCTGATCATCGGCATACGTGCTGACAGGGTTCCAGCCCATCACGCGCTGTGGGATGGTGACGTAGCTGTTGGGGAAGTCGTAGCCCTGCTCGGTCCAGCCCTTCTTCCATGCCGTCGTGGTCCGCTCGCGGAGAGCCGAGCCCACGTCGGCCAGGTCCTCAAGGACCACGGTTGCCGGGCCCATGTGAACGTTGGGCTGGAGAATGATTGGCGCCGCATCAAGACGTGGCATTATTAATTTAAACGGGGAAAAAAACTAACGTCCATTGCCAGCCCGCATCTGGGTCCGCTCAGGGAAGTGGAAGTAGAAGTTGTCTGGGTCGCAAGCCTTGCCACCCTGGTCCTTGCACATGGGGGCGAACTGCTTGCCGTACGAAGCCACTGCAAACGCATTCTGATCGTTGGGGATGGTGGTCGACGCGACGGTGTAAAAGTTGCGCTCGGCGTCGCGGACCCGCTCAAACGGATGGATGGTGCTCCACGCCGCCTGGACGTCGCCGCGGACACTGGGGTACCAAGCCGCTGGGGGCCGGTCTGGGTTCTCTGTGTACTCGTTCATGAGCACGTTGCCCATGGGGTTGTCAACCGAAGGCAGAGTCACCTGATCGCGCAGCATGCTGGGTGCGCGACCGTCAGCTAACGCTGGGCGCAGAACGCCGTCTGAAATCAGATTGGCGGTCCACATATAATAAAGAACACCGAGGGCCAGTGCGCCGAGTGCAAAGACACGCACGTCGCGGTTGAGCAGGTACACGATGACGGTCGCATAAATGATGAAGCGTGATGTGGACAGGACCCGCTGTTTGGCCGACTGCTTGCTCGATGGCCAAAAGTTCAGAAGCTCGGAAGTTTTGAAAATATCCTTCGGGTCCATTTCGTCTGATATCTACTGAGAAATCTTTTTGTTCCCCTTGCGTTTCGGCTTGGGTGGGCCGTTGAGCATAGCAGCCAGTGGATTCCCGGCGCCACCACCCATCATCTGAGCAAGCATGTTGTTCATGCCCGACATCAGAGCCGCCTCGTCAATCGTGCCGTTCTGGTTCGTCTGCATATTCTTGGCGCAGTTCTCGGCGGCCGCCTCAATCATGCTCAGCGTCTCGGGTGGGAACATGTTGATGGTCGTGCCCAACATGTACAGCGTCTGGTAATACTGCCAGATCGCCGCCTTGGTGTTCTCGGTGCACTCCTCCGTGGTCCAAATTTTATGTAAATTCAGATGGGAAGCGACGGGGTTAGTCTCTACGAAGAACTCGCCCGCGTTCTTGGCCATCATATGATTCACAAAGGGGGCAATGTCCTTCATAAATTTGTCGAACGTTGACCGGTCACGGGTCTGGGCCTGAGCGTCCTTAATCTTTGGCTCGTCGGGGAAGGTCTGAGCGAGTTCACCGATGAACTGACCCATCATCTCGTTGAAAGCGGCGATGGTGGTCATCTATTATTTAAAACAAATTTAATCTTTAAAATGGTTCTTTCATAATTGGCTCGTGGGATCCCTGACCTTGGCTCACGATAAAGTACACGAGCAGAGCCACGAGGAATGCGTTCTTGAAGTACTCGGAGTTTTTGACCTTCTCCTGACCATTCATTTTCGCCCGAACAAATACGTAGCCCATGGTTGCAGCCGCGGCAATCACGGCGGCGCTAAAGGGCTCTTTGAAGTAGTGCTCCATTTCTATTTGGGTGCAATATCTTATTCAAGCCCTTTACGCGCCAAGCTTCTGGATCTTTGTAGGCGCGTCATCAAAGAGCGTCTGCTCGGGAATTTTGGGGCCCTCGTCACCGGCGGGGGTTCCTGGAACGTTCGGTGGCGTCATGGAGTCGGTGGTGGTCACCTGGGTGTCGACGCCCCCTGGAGTCTTGCCGATTTCCATGTTGGATGCCGTTCCAGTGGCGTCGTCATTCGTGGGCATGGCGTCCATTTCGTCCTCTATTTCTGGGTCCTCATCCTCCTCTTCGGGCTCCTCGTCCTCGTGATCCATGTCCAGGTCCTTGCCCGCCTCGGGTAGGGGCAGGTACGTGTTGAGAATCTCAGCCGTGGGTACAAGGTCCTCAATTATAATGCAAATATTCTTGTGAAATCTTCTGTTGAGGTCGTCATTCCGCTCAGCCTCGGAATTGTTCTCGGAAATTATAAACGGGCTCTCGTACAGGTCCTTGGCGCACGACTCGTAGCACCGCTGGACGAACACGTCATTGGCCGGGAGCTTGATGCTAATCTTCTTTGACTTTTTGTCGGTTCGGATGGAGCTCAGAATTTTCACGTGAATTACGAATACAGCCGCCAGGAGGTTGGGGAACAGCGGCTGGTTCTTGATGATCGCCTCTGTATTTTTGAGGGAAATTGAAGAGTTCCAGGTCTTGACGCCCCGGAGGAGCTCCTGGAACACGCGGGTCGTGTTTTTGCCCTGGGACTCCTTCTTGGCCTCTAGCCAAATCTCCCAAAAGGCTTCAATCATAACGGGGATCATCGCGTCACAAAGTTTCTTTGTGAAGCGACGCTCGGACTCGTTGAGGATGTCCATGGTTAATACATTCAAAGAATTATTAACAGGTTAATTAACGTACACCCCCTCCAGTTGCTTCTTCCAGTATTGGCACTCGTACTCAAGTTGGTGGATCCTGTTCACGAGTTCGGCCTCGACCTCCTCCTTGTGGGCCAGCCGCCGCTTGAGGCGCTCGTTTTCGTTTTCAAATTCCTTGGAGCGGACCTTGTCGTGTCGGTTCTCTTGGAGAGCCTCCCATGTGCGGTGGAGTTTGGTCCGTTTGTGCTGATGAAGAGAGACTTGATTTTTGTAAAAAAATCCAGGGCGGCACTTACAGGTCAGGTGGGTCACGACTTCCATTAATTTTGAAATAAATTAGTCTTTTAATTCTTTTTTGTAATACGCAACTTTTGTGCAGTCTTTTGGAGGTTCACGAGGCTCGGTAAAAAGGTGCCGGGATCGGCCACCTCAGCCTCAACCTCCTGGTCTAAGCGGGCCCATCTCCATTCCACCTTGAAATCAAGCGGGCCTATGAGACTCACCTTGTACCCAAGGCGGGTCAGCTGTCGGGACATGTACACCACGGTCGTGGGCAGGTCGTACTTGGGGTACCCTATCACAAAGGACGGAACCGTGAGAATGGCGTGCTGATGCCCAAGGTCTGCTGAAGAACGAATTTTTCTACAAAATTGTTCAAGCAGAGCCTTGTAATATTCCTTCTTGACGGAACTTCGTTTCTTCTCACGGGCCAAAATCTCCTTGGCCGAATCCATCTAATACAAACTAAAATTTAATATGGGGTCAGACTGCGCAAAATCATCTAAGCGCAACGGCGGGCGCAGGGGCGGCGCCGATCACAGATCCGGGAGCCATCACAGTCTGACGGGTGTTGTTCCAGACCTGGTAAGAGCTCGCGTTCTTCAGAGCGTCGCGGAGCTGCGTGTCCAGGTTTTGCTCAATGACGTCGTACTTCTGGTACGTGTCGGGAACGTATCCTGGGTTTTGCGCGTCACCCTCAACGGCCGTCTCCGACTTGGAGAGGATCTGAACGGAACCATCGTCCACCTTGGCCTTGACGTCGTACTGAGTCCCGTAGTATCCATCGGTGTTGAAGAACATGAAGCGGGCGTCGTAAACGCCCTTGCCCGAGTTTTTGATGTACAGCGTCTCGAGTGGCCAGATGGTCTTGGCCGCCTGCTGGACCTTGACGAGAATGGCTTGGGTCACATCAGGTGAGACGGGGGCGTCGGACGGCTCGTCCGCTGCCTCGGGGGCCGCGGGGTCGTAGTTCACCGTCCGGCGGCCGTTCCATATAAGGAACAGAATGACGGCGACCAGTACCAGTATGATCAGGTCTTCCATTAATCTTAAGTGCGAAAAAATATTGGTCAAAAAAACTCTATAAATTTAAATGGCCTTGCTGGTCTACTCGGAAAAGTGCAAATGGTCCCAGGAAATTCTAGGCTACATCAAGACCCAGCCGAGCCTTCTAGAGATTGTGCGATTCTGGAACGTGAATACCCAAGGAATCCCGTCCCAGAAAATTACGCGAGTTCCGACCCTCGTCACCAACGATGGAAAGATGTGTGTGGGCAAGGAGGTACAGGCCTGGCTCGAGTCCATGGTCCCATGTGAGTTTGGCTCGTACGACACGGGCTCGCGACTTGCGAACCTCGACGGAACCGGGGGCCCTGGCCTCTACGAGTTGGACCGTTTCGGCGAGTCGCTCCAGCCCCGCCTGACACCAGAGCTCGAGGCCCGTATCAGTGGAAACGTCCAGGAGGCTTACCAGGAGGTCGGCCAAAGAACTTAGAGAAAAAACGCATTTCATCCAAAAGGATGCACCTGAAGACCATTCAGGCGGCGGCCCTCAAATCAGTCTTTGAGGTCCTTAAAGACATCATCAACGATGTGAACGTCTATTTCACTCCCGCAGGCATTCACATCTTGACGCTCGACACGGCGCGCGTGACGCTCGTGCATATGAATCTGGGGTCCGATAACTTTGAAGAGTACGACTGTCCAGCTGACGTGTCCGCCGGCCTCAACATGGCCAACGTCTACAAGCTCCTCAAGTCGGTCACGAGCCAGGACACTCTGGACATGACCATCGTGGGCCGAGACTATATGGACTTGCTGATTGAGAATCCCATCAAAAAGTCAGCCACCAAATTTCGCCTAAAATTGCTGGACATCAATGAGGATATCATCGAGTTTCCCGACATTTCCATGAACGTCGTGACTACTTTGCCCTCCATCGACTTTCAGCGCATCACCCGCGATATGGGTAACCTCGCGGTAGAGATGGACATCTTCCGGGATGGTCAGAAGCTGATCCTGAGTTGCAAGGGTGACTTTGCCGACCAGACGACGGTCATCGAGTTTCCGGACGCCCCAGTCAAAAAGACTGGAAACACATTTAGTTTGAAATATATCAACTTGTTCACCAAGGCAACCAACATGTGCTCGAGCGTCCAGCTCATGCAAGACTCTGATAACGAGAACATGCCAATTATATTCCGGTACACAATTGCTAATTTAGGAGAACTGAAGTTCTATTTGGCACCCAAGATTGATTCTTAAAAATTAGACCAACTTAACATTAATGGAGGCGAGATTCAACGCCCGGGCCGGAGAATGTCGGAACGAAGCCGAACTGGCCGAGTACCTCCTGGACTGTTTGCCCATCATTAAAGAGTATACATCCGATGTGACTGAGACCGTGACGACCCAGAACGTTCTCGGAGTCAAGGTGGCGACCCGCAAGGGCCTGCAGCGCCAGGACCTATTCAACCGGTACATGAACGAGATCGAGGGCCACTACGAAACCATCCCCAAACCACCTGAAGAGCATACGAAACCATGTAGGGGCTGCGGCGCCATGTACACCAAAGTGTTTGATGATGTGGCCAGTGAGGACATTTGCTCCGAGTGCGGGACGACCGAGTACGTTTTGGGCAACGAGCTCGGGTTCAAGGAGGAGCAAGAGATTGAGAAGAACGTCGTGTACTCGTACAAACGTGAAAACCACTTCAACGAGTGGATCAGTCAGTTCCAGGCCAAAGAGTCCACGAGCGTCCCGGAAATTGTTATTAATCAATTACGTTCAGAATTTAAAAAGCAGAAACTCAAGGACTTGGCTGAGATTACTCACGAGAAGGTCAAGACTTTGTTGAAAAAATTGAATTGGGCCAAGTACTACGAACACGTTCCATATATTGCGACTATACTCAACGGCATCCAGCCACCCACAATGCCCCAAGCCCTGGAGGATAAACTCCGGCTTATGTTCCACAAAATACAAGCTCCATTTGAGAAACATAAACCGGCCAACAGGAAGAACTTTTTGAGTTATTCCTATGTCCTTTATAAATTTTGTGAATTGTTAGGAGAAGATGAATTTTTGCCCTGCTTTCCGCTGCTCAAGAGCCGGGAGAAGCTGTACGTACAAGACCAAATTTGGAAGAAAATTTGTGATGAATTACAGTGGGAGCATATTTCCACAAACTGAATTTTAAAGTTTTTATGTACTACTATAAATGGCAAACAATTCTCCAAGAACTCCTAATAATAGGATGAACATGCTCAATTTTAAAACAACGGTACTTCGAGCGGGTACCATGTTATATCACGGTACCGTTTCAGGGTTGTCTATGCCGAATGACATACCCAGTGCTTATGGTGGAAGCTGGTTCGCAAGACTCAAGAGACAGGCAATCTACTGGGCCATAAGAAAGATGAATTCACGGCGTAAACCTACTGTCTACACTTATAGAGTGAAGAAAGACGTGACGCTTATGAGACTTGATGACCGAACAAATATGCAAAAACTTTCTAAGAACCTAGGCTATTCGTTCAATTATAAATACAATGGAAGTTATAACGGACTTATAGCTGAGAGATTTTGTGAAAGAACCAAGTTTAATGGATGGTTTTTCCCATCAGGTCAAACTCAGGTCATGTTATGTCGCCCTTCCGAGTTTTTAGAATTCGTCAAAGAAGAAACCGTACATATGAGCCTTGGAAATACACCTATGGGTGCACTTGCGAAAAATTCATTTATGTTTGTAAATAACCCAATTCTCCCTATGAAGTTTAATTTAACAAACGCGAGAAACCCTAACGCACAGCCACCTGTAGTACCAAGCATACCAGCAGGTGAATTTTTTCGTAAATACAAACTGAAGATGACCGCACATAAAATCAGAACGGCCGCCGCCGCCCGTCGTCGGGAGCGCCGTAGAACCACAAACTAGCAGTCAATCTGGTCCGGGGTGGGCTCGATGGGTTTGTCACGCGCAATTACCTCAAACTCGAAGTTGCCCTTCTTATCTGGAAAGTTGATGAGGTAACCCTGATTTAAATCTAAAAGATTTAAATAATTCTGGGTCTGAATTCGGTAAGTCTCATTGAGTTTGCTTACCGACTTGAGCTCT